GTACCCTCTTGATCTAGACAAGTGGACGATGTACAAGCCTTCGAGCTTCTTGGAGTCTCTATATATGCATAGAATGGCAAAGCTAACACACCTCATAGAGCATTTTTCTGTATCAGGTAGGCTGTCTGAGTTGAAGGTTCTGAACATTGCTGATAAGTTGGACAAGAAAGTGAGCATAAGGTTTTGGAGAACATGTTTCCCGAACGAGAGTATATTCACCTCAGAGGATGGCAACGTTTACAACAATTTCTATGTTTGTAAAATGCTAAGCATGGAACGACACAATGATTTGATGAGCGAAACATTAATATTTGAAAAGCAGCTCAAGAATAGAGACAGATTTTTGGAAGTCAAAACATCAGCTCCTGTCACTGGTGAGGCTAGACAACTGAGTGTTCCCAGAACAGAGGAAGACTTCATCAAAAATTTAGAGTTAAGTTTAGCCGTCGACGGATTTGATCTACACAGACCTAATTTGTACCTATTTTCTTTGATGACGATCAGCTCAATTTACAAGTTCAGACGGTTGTCATCAAAATCTGTTGACTTAAAGGAAGCGTCCTTGGACTATGATCTGCCCTCTTGTTTCACAAAATTTACGTCTGAAGGCGTAATAAACAACAGGGGTTCAGCTTCTTTGGAGGGCGAGCACGGATTGAATCCAAGCCGAACTGAGAAAACTGGTCCTTATGTCAAACAGGGCACTCTGAAAGCTACACAAAAGGCCAAGTCTTATGAAACAATAATGAAATATCTGTCCATGGTTAAATCAGATGAATATTGTGGGAGGGTTGCAGACCTAAGCACACGAGATAAAAGGAGGAGATTCAGATCAGAGAAAATACCCGAAGTTGAAGCAAACAATCTAACCAAGGAGGATCTTGTGTCGGTTTCCAATCTACCTGTGGAGCTATGGCCTTGCTTACTGCACGCCTTATACAGAAGTGTCCCGGTTGTCACAAGATTATTTTCAAAATCCCAAGTGGGTGTGCGAGAAATTTTCATAATGAACGCTCCTCTCAAAATAGTCTCAGCTTTTGTTGAAAATAATGCCAGAAGAATTAGGGATCATGAAGACTCTTGCCCGAGATACCAGACCAACTTGATAGAAAACAACAGAAAAAATCACATCGTTCTAGAAAAATACAAGGATATGGTGTCTGCACATCACAAGGGATCCTTCCTCCTATTTGACAATGCAGACTGCTCTAAATGGGGACCCACTCAATGCTCC